AAAATTGATGGAATGATTTGTCGTTTGTTCGGCACCTTGGACAAATAGAAGGACCGTGTAGTCTGTGGCTTCGTCGTTGATGATTTTGAGGCCGGTTGGAGGAAAGGTGAGGCCGGTGGTGAGGGTGTCGCCGTCGGCGATGGCGCCGAGTTGGGCGGTGGTGAGGTTGCCGCTGCCGAGGAGGGAGTTGTTGTTGACGGTTTTGATGTTGGTGCCGGAGACGAGAGTTGCCTGCGCCCCCGCCGCAGTCCTCAGTCCCGCCTCATCCGCCACCGTCAAAAGCCCCCGGCCAAAGCTGGTGGTGGACAGTGCCGCGATGCTCGTCAAATCACTGTCCAATGGTTGATAGGTAGTCGCTGCCGTCGCAATCGTCAGGTAATCCGTGATCGTCCCGTTCTGAGTCGCCAACGTCCCAAGTCCCAGCGTTGTCCTCATGGCCGAAGCATCCGCATCATCTAGCAAGCCACGGGCCGCGCTCGTCAAGCTGCTAACTTGCGGTTCCTTGGACGAGTCGAAGTAAAAAAGGGAATCCGCCGTGATTGTCGTCGTCCTTTGCTCGAAAGTGTCGTCAGACATCTGCAAGTCTGACATGACGCTTGTGATCGTCTGCCCAAGGCAGATCGAGGGAAGCAGTAGAAGCAAAGCGAAAATCTTCATGCAAGAGGAGCAGCACCCGCAAGGAGGCGCTGGTGAAAAATAGTTCCGTTGAAATCGTACTCGATGTAATTGCCAACCCGTGTGATGTCCGTGTTGGCTGGCAATCCCGCCCCTGTCGCGCCAGTCGGACCAGTCGGACCTTCCGGCCCAAGCCCAATGATCTCAATCGTGTGAATGATTGGATCAGGAGTGGTAAGGGTGATGGTGATGATGTCACTCATGGGCGGGGAGTGTAGATGTTGGTGACAGTGCAAACGCCGACAACGTGAGGCGGCATCCTCGTTCCGGCAGGGTCAGTGAATACCAAGTCCCAACCGTAGCGGCCCACCGTCAGAAGTGCCGTCTCTTCATCGGTTAAAACAATCGTTACCTCGCCATCGTCTGCATCCGTCACATCAGGGTCGAGGTCAAACGCAGCAGCAGAGCCGGGACTCGTCGCAGCCTTCCCTTCAACCGTCCAGCCCGTCAGATCGACAGGGTTGCCGTCCACATCCAAACAGCGAAAGACATAAGGGCCGAGGGTGGTTCCCCGCCTAATATCAAGATCGCGTCTGGCGGGTTGGTAACTCATCCAAGGAGGGTCGAGGGTTGCCCGATTTGTTGTTTCATCCCGCCAAGCCCGCCCGTCTCACCCGCAAAGATCGTGTTCCGGCCTGCGTTGGTTCGCTGAGAAGCCTTTCGCCGCTGGTCCGTTGACGCCTCCAAAGCATCCGCCGAACTCGCAGAGGGAGGAGGCGGAGGAGGGGGAGCCGGTGGCGGAACCGAAAAAGTCGGCATCTCAATCGGCTCTTGGGAAGCCGCTAGCTGCTTCTGCAACAACTCCAGTTGCAGCTTTTCGGCCTTCTTCTGTTGGGCGCTTGGCCCTTTTGGTTTGCTTCCCATAAATGCGGCGGGTTAAGGACTCCGCAGAATAACGCCGAAGCTCCCCATTGTCACGCTGAAAAATCACCCAGGGGAGCGGAAAGGGGATGGAAGCCACTGCCGCCCGCAGATCGCCCGCGAGGTAGGTCACAAACCAAGCATCGCCCTCGACCTTCCCCATGATGAAAAACTCGGGCTTGGAAATGACGTAGCCGTTCAAGAAATGATCCGCCACGCATTCCGCGAAATGCTCGCCAAACCAGATGGAAGCTTGTTCTACGGGTTTCATTCAACAAGGTTTTCGGTCACTCGAAACGCATCGTAAAGGATGTTGGTTCCCACGCCCACCGCTGCCGCTTTCTCTCCACCCATTGCCAACGCCAGCGCCCACATAAGCGAGCGAGCGCCCTTCAATCCGCTTTCCAAGTCGCCCTCTTGGATGGCTTCGAGAACGTCAGCACCGCCACCGAGGGCGCGGTTGAGGGGTTGGGTTGGATCATTCGGGAAGTAGTGCCCGCCAAAGATGGGAGTCAAAGAGGCGTTCAAGGCCGAGCCGACGAGCGGGATTCCGGTGAGGGGGCCGAGTAACATCGCCTTGGCATAGTCACCCGCCCGCCAGTTGTCCGAGTCGAACAGTTCATCGTCGTCATCCTCCCGCGCATCGCGCCAAAGGTTTGTGATGGTTTGGATAGCGAGCGGGAAAACAACGTGGAGGAGAAGCAAGCGCGTTGCCCGTTCACCCTTCGACAGCCCCGACGATGGCGAGTAAGCCTCAAGAGCCATCGCTGCTTTTTGCCGCGCTTCACTGGCGAACATGAAAAGGAACTTGCCCGTTGGTTGAAGTCCCATCTCAAAAAGGGAGCGGTCCATCATCTCCGAGGGTTGCGCCGTCCTTGCAACTGTCGCCTCTGCTTCCCGTTCCGCTTCCGTTTTGGCTAGCGCGTCATTCATCCCGGCATCTTTCGCGGATTGCAGATGGTAGTCGTAAGCCATCGCGTAGCTCGCTGTCGTGAAAACAGCGTCAACCACGCCAATGATCTCCATGCCCTTCTGAACCAAGCCCGTGCCCCAGCTTGGTCGTTCCGCCATCATCGCCGCCATTGCTTGCCGGACTTCGGGGGAGTAACCGGCATCAAGCCGCCGCTGAATCACATCCGAGTTGTAGGCCGCTTTCAGATCCAGCCCGCCCGTGACCAGCTTCGCAAACTGCCGCGCAGCCGCCCCCGGTCCCATGTTGAGCAAGGAAGCAAGTGCCGCCGTGCTTTGCTTCATCAGCGTCCCCATGTTGTAGGCCAGCGCCAAGTAAGCTTGTGACGCCTGCCGCCTCCGAATGAACTCGTCAAATGCCGAGGAGGTCGAACGATTCTCAACCCCGTTCCGTTCAAACGCTCCAATCCAGTTTTGCCCCGCTTCCAGCAAGTCCTTTCCGCCTTTGGCCTTGATCGACTTCCGAACGTCCGCGTTGTTCATCACGCCGCGCAAGTCCCGCGCAAACTCGCCAAACGCCTTGAAATGTTCCGTGGCGTTGACATGGGACCAATAGACCGAAAGCGCATCCTCAAGCCGTGGCGCTGCTTTGTGCTTGCCGCGAGTCTTGAGCATCCCGGCCCGAAAGCCACCCTCAGAGAGCAAGCCTTGGCCGTAGGGGTCGATGTCCTGCCCCATCGCGTCCATCGCCTCGAACGTGCCAGGGGAGTAGTTCACCAGCCGGGGGAGATTCACGCCATACATCCGCGCATAGACTTCGTTCAGCGAGTCGTAGCCGTTGCGGTATTCACCCGCCAACCAATCACGGATTGCCTTTGCTTCCGGCGTGAGTTGGTTCTCAATCTCCTCCAGAACTTCCGCCGTCCACCCGTGGCCCGCCATGTTCTCGGTGTATCCCGGTTGACGGGCAAGCATTGTGATGTTCACCGCCTGAAGCTGAGAAAGCCGCGTCGGTGTTGCCGTGCCCGCTATCGGGACTTCAAAGGAAAGGTTCTCTTTCCTCCGATTCGCTGGCAGGCTGTCATTCTCCGCCCACGCATCCGCCAGCTTGTCCAGCTTGAGCGCATCCAACCCGAACGCCTTTGCGCTCGCCTTGCCCTCGATGATGCGTTGCACTGCTTCGACTGCTACGGTGCGCGTTTCAGTCCGCGCCCCTTCCATCTTCACCACCTGGACGCCGCCAATCTGTGACAGGTTCCAAAGCTTGTCTTGCCACTCCCGTTGTTTCGTCGTGCCGAAGATGCCGGACATGGTAGCCTTGAACGCCGCCCGCTTTGCCCGAAGTGCGTCAGTCTTGGAAGTCGTCGCCGCCCGCGCCTGCCGGACCACATCACGCGCCAACTTGGAACCGCGCCCGAGGATGGAGGTCATCACTTGCTCGAAGCTCAACCACGAAAGCGCCACGCCTGCCGCTCGTTTGGTGATCGTCCTCGCCTCTTCAAGCGCCTTCTGTTGTTCAGCGTCCAGCCCTTGCAAACCGATCTCTTCCCGCACTTTCTGGCGCTGTGTTCGCGTTTGCTCCTCCCGTTGCTCAATGACCGCCCGCCACCGGTTGCGCCCCGTGTCGTAGGTGTCAGAGAGCCAAGCCGCCGCCGCCTCAAGTTCCGCGCTGGTCCGCTCGTCCAAATCCCCGAACAGGTCAAGAAGCTGCTCGCGCTCGAACAGGTCAGCCACCTTCGCGGGGTCTGTCTCTTTGGTCATCCGGTCCGTAATCGCCGCCCGTTCCGCCGCCACACCCGCTTCATCCAACGCCGAAAACGTGCGAGCCAGATCAACCAGGGCTTGAGTCTGCGCCCCAAGCTTGCCCTTTGGCTTCTCTCCAGCCTTGCCTTTCTTGGGCTTGGCCTTCTCGAAAGTGTCTTCGATCTTCGTCCGGTAAAACTTCTTCGCCTCCTTCTCAACCACCTGATCCAGCAAGTCCAACCGCTTCACAATCTCAGCCTCCCGCGCCTTGTCGGTGCCGAGTGACGCGAGCTTCACGAACCCACCCACACGCCCGCGAATCTCGGGAGGGAAAGCTGAGAGGATGGCGTCAAGCGTGCGGAGTGCGGCCATCTGCCTTTCCTTGGGAGTCGGCTGTTTCTTCTTCTCACCTTCCAGCCATCGTTCCGCAAACGTCCGCGCCTCCGACCTTGCCGCCTGCCTGTCCACCACGGGCAAAGCCTCTTGCTTCTTGGTCGTATCGGCCCCGAAGTTCTCCCGCAAGAGACGGTCATACTCGAAGCCTTCACGGGCCTTCATCTCCCGGTTCCACTGCTCTTGCGTCTTATCCACCGTGCGGCCCGCAATGGCGTCCATTTGGTCACGAATGCCCGCCAACTTCTGCCGCGCCACCCCATAGAACGCCTCCCGAAACTCCGGCTTTTTCATCCGCGAGGCTAGGACGGTATCGGCTACGGAGGCGAGGGAGCGGGGGGCGAGTGAAAAAGCGTTGACAGATTCGCGCCCCTGTGATTCATCTACACCAGCGCCTTCGGGCTGCTGTGAGTCTCTGACCGTTACGCGGCCACGCTCACTTTCAAGCTTTGCGCTTGATTCCAAAACGCCGCCTTGGGAAACTGGGGCGGCGTTTTTTATGGCGTCTCTTTGTTCTTCCCAAATACCTTGAACGGCCTCCGTGACTTGCTCCTCCGCCATCGCCAAAACTCTCTTGATGAATGACGCTTCCTTTTCGCCTTTTGCCTTTATGGTTCTCAGGTCGATTGAGTAAAAGCGCGGCGCTCTGTCTGAAACTTGATCGTGATCGGAAATTCTGATTTGAACTAAAGCCGTTCCACCATTTTCCATCGTCGCTTTAACGAAGGGATATTCTGACCGAGAAATGCCGCTCGATTCACCCCGCACAAGCTCCAGTTTCTTGACGCCTGGAAACGCGCCCTCTCCTCGAAAAATGATAAATTCCCGAATGTCAGCGCCGACCTTTTTCCCAAAAATAGCATCCCTCAAGCTTCCTCGAATTTCGTCGTATGCGGGAATGACTTTTTGCCAGTATTGCTTTTCCAATGCGGGGCGAAGAAGATAAATGGCATTTCTCATGCCCTCGTTCGTCTCGTCGCCTTGAACGAAAACTTCATTCGTAATTCGCTCAGCCGCTGGAGCGAGTAAAGGAAATAGCTTTTCAACATCAAAGCCAGCATCCTTGACCGCTTGTACCATCTCAGATTGCCTCATGTCTGGATCAATCGGCAAGGATAAAACTGTTTGATAATCCGCATCGCTCAAAGATGCCATTCCAGCAGGAGAAAGCGAAAACGGCGCATTGTCAACCTCCCCCGCCATCGTCACCGCCTCTTGTGCTGCCGCCGCCTCAAACCGCTGTTGTGGTTCCGCCCCCAAAAGATCATCAAGGAACGAATCGAAATCCTCCCCCAGCTTGCCCTCTGCCCGCGCTTTCTTAAGCTTCTTCGCATTGCTGAGAACCACGCCCCAAAAGCTTTTCCAAGACTTCAACCACGCCGCGAACTGACCCGCCGCTTTCGCATCCTTCCGCCCGCTCAAAGCGAACGCCGACACGCCGCGAGAAATCACACCCGCCGTAAAATGCTGCTTGCCGTCCTTTCGCCGTCCCACAAGGTCAGCCGAGCCAAGCTCTGCGATTGCTTCGTCAAGCTGTGCGGGAGTCACTTCGGCATCGTTTGAGGTGGGGAGGAATTGCACGCCCGTTGCCCTCTCAGCCATCCGCACCCATTGAACGCCCATTGCTTGCGTGTATCGCCCCGATCTCAAGCCCTCGTTCCATCGCCCGTGAATCCCCTCGTGCATGACGGTGATGAGGTTGCCGCCACCCATCACGCGGGAAACCGCCGTTCTCACGCCGTCGATCATTTCCGCCTTGTTGTTGCCGAGAACCCAAAGAGCTTCCGCCTTTGCCTCTTCCGGTGTGAGACCGTGCATTTGCGCGTAAGTCTCCACGCCCGCTTGCGCCTGTTCTGGAGTGACAACGCCCTCCTCGACCAGCCCTTGCACCGTTGCGCCCTCCCTCCGAATCTCCACCGCTTCACCCTGATTGCCGCCCAGGTTCAAGAACTCATCCGCCGTTTGCGCCATCGCCTCCGCGCTCTTCCGTTCCAAGTCGTTCAGTGACTCATAGGCCATGCTCACCGCCTCATCACGGGAGCCGACACGAACGATTGAACCCGTCTCGACATCCTGCACGGTCCAGCCTTGCGCGTCCCGGCGAATGCGCGGAATCATCCGCATTCTCTCCGCCTGCTCGACTGCCGCCGCTGCTTCCACCGTTTCGCGCTTGTCCCTCTCCAGCGCTGCCCGCGCCCGTTCTGCGATCTGCGCCGTTGGAGTCGCTACCCATTTTTCCTGAATGAGCGCCTGCCGCTTCGCTGGGTCAGCTTCCGATTCAATCGCTACCGCGTCCTCTTCCGAAAACACCGTCCGCAAAAGCTTTCTGTTTTGAGTGACAGCTTCCACAATAGCCATGTCGCGGGAGGTTGATAAGCCCGCGCCAATCATACCCAAGGGCAGCACGGAAAGCAGAAGCGGCATAAACCGATCTGCTTCCATGAAATGCCCCATTACGTCCTTGAGCTTTTGGCCTTCCGGTCTATCGGGCACAGCGTCAAAAATGGCCGCGCTCAGTTCCTGAATGAATGGTGATGTCGCCTCTTGAATGACTTCTTCGGTCACTTCAATCCCGCCCCGAACGCCGGAACGGATCAAGAATTGAGCCGCCCAAGATGAGCCAGGTTTGACACCAAACTTTGCCATCACACCCACAACGCCAGGGATCTTCATTGCCAACTCAGACGCACCCTCAACTGCGCCTTGAAACAACCCAGACGCCACCGCCGCCGTTTCCGCTCCCGCCCCAGTCCATCCCGCTTGCCGAAAGTCTCGGTATGCGTCAGGCATGAAACTTGCCGACGCTACCAAGGCACCTCCAGGCACCGCATAAGAGGCCATCAAAGGCACCGACCCTGAAACCTGATAGGCTGCATCCTCCGCCCATTTCGCCCACCCTTCCCGCGTGGACTTCACGGGATCAATCACGCCGCTCATCAAGTCCCGCAAATCCGCATCCACATCCAAGCCCGCTCGAATCTCAGTCGCCAACGCCGGACCATCTGGCGCGTTTGTGATACCCATGTCAGCCAACCGTGCCGAACCGATGGCGGGAGCGTTCACCGCTCCTTCCATGATGTTTTCAACGCCACGGGCGAGACTTTCACCCATGCCCTGCATGATGCCCTTTCCCTCTTTGGCCGAGCCTTCGCCCATCGCCTTCATTGCTGCCAAAATGAGGTTGTATTTCTTGGGGTCTTCCGCCTTCACCCGAATCAAATCCCGCCGCGCCTCATTCATCCAGGCGTCTTGTTCTGCCGCCACGCCCGTTTCATCGCGCATCGCCCGCACCCCCCGCCGAGCAATCGCCATCCCATCTTGACCGAGTGCCGCTAAAGTTTCCTCCCTCGCTTGTTTCCAAGCCTGCCGCGCCTTGTCGCCAAACGCCTCTTCGTTGTCCTGTCCCACCTGCCACGCCGCAAAGTCCGCCAAGTCATCACCGCCTTTTAAGACCGAGGATAAAGCCGCATCCGCCGCGTCGTTGAATAGCTCGATTTTGGCAAGGTTGTTTTGTGATCGGCTTTGAAGCAGGTTGTAAAACTCGTTTGAGTCCTTAACACCTTCCGGCTTACCAAACCCCACCTTGGCATCTGCCGCGAACGCTGGCATATACCACGACTCAAAGCGCCGGGATACGTCCTCGATGTCGGCCCCCGTTGCCGCGCTCACATGAGCCACCGCCGCAAACCGTTGTTGTGCCGCTGCCCGATCCGGCTCAAAGCGAAAAACAGAGTCGAGTTGTTGCCTCTTGGCAGGGTCCAACGACTTTTCCCAGGCGTCCCAATCGGACACCATCATGTTTGCTTCTTGGAGTGTGGGCATGATTATTCAAAAGCTGCTGCTTCCTTGGCTCTACGAGCGACGAGGCCAGGAAGGACTTTTCCGCCCGCCTTGCGCCACTCCTTCATAATGGGGGCATATCGGGTCGTGTCCGCGCCCCCGCGCTCAAAGACACGATGCACCGCCCCAGTGTTGAAGTCGAAAGAGATAAGCGCCGAACGCTGCGCCTCTGTGAGCTTGACGCCGTTCTCTGCTGCCAATGAATCCACCCTTGAAACGTGGCCTTGCAACTCGTCACGCAAACGAGCGTCCGCCTCCGGTTCCGTCAACACCTCGCCATCAAATCGCGCCCGTGTTCCGTAGCCAACTGAGGTCTGCTTGTAATCGCCATAGGCTTCAGGAATGAAGGACTCGAAGTCTTTAATCATCGACACCGTAGGCTCGTCAATCGCCCCTGGAGTTGCCGGAGTCGCGGGAGTTGTTGCCTTGGCTGGTTTCACCTCGCTCGTCTTGAACAGGTTCGCCGCGCCCACCCCTTGAATCACCGCCCGCGACTTATCGCCCACCCATTGCCGCGCCTCCACGTCAGAAGGAGGAGCGCCACGCTTGGCCGTCTCGCTGTCATACCAGTTATCAAAACCCTCCTCAAGAACAGCACGATTGAACTCCGCCCACTGTTGCTGCATCGGGTCAGCCACCATGTCACCGCTCGCATCCGCTGCCTTCTGGTAAAGGTCGTATTCCCACGCCGTCAGCCCGCTTTCTCCGCGTTCCTTACGGGCCAATGATTGATCTCGGAAAAGCTTCAATGCTTTTGCCTTGTCGGGAATAACCTTTTCATTTGCCTTTCCAAACATACCTTTTTTATCTGTCCCGCCTTCGATCAAAAGCTTGATTCCTTGCGCTTGATCCACAGGAACTCCCCACGCCTCCAGCTTGGCCGGATCACGCAACGCACCTTCCAAATCATCATCCCACACCCGCGACTTGCCAACCTCCTTGAACATCTCGCCAATCTGCCCCTTTGCCGCCCGCCGCACCGCTTCCAATGGCTTCAGCTTCGGGTCAGCGTTGACCTTGGCCGCACGTTCCAACCGTGCCGAATAAAGCTCACGCTGGCGTTGGTTAAGGCCGAGGAGGTCAGACTTCTTTTGTAGCTCGTAAGTTTTCAGCCCATCGGGGTCAGAATCAGGATCATAAACGTCCACCTCTTTGTTTAGGAAGTCCATGAACTCGCCCGTCATCGCGCCAACCTCAGACTTCAAAGCCACCCGCAGCCGCGCCCCGGTCTGCTTGTCAATCCTGCCCTCGCTCACCCAAGAGTCCACCTGTTCAGGAACAAACACCTCGCCTTGTGCCTTCTTCATCATCACCTCACCCAAAAAATCAGACTCCTCTTGAGCCGCATTGACGCGCCGTGTTTGCTCGATGCCTTCCATACCCTTCAGCCTTTTCGCTTCTGCATAGTCCTTATCCCAGCCCAGCGCCGTCTTGCCCTCGTTGATCGTCTGATTGAGAAGTTCCTCATTGGCACTTTGAACCGCGATCTCATAGCGCCCGCTGATTCCTTCCGCCGTCCTTGCCTTTTGCTTCTCTTGCCCCTCGTAAAGCAAAGCATCCCGATCTGTTTCGTGCAGGTAGCCGCCCGCCACGCCCTCATCCAGTGCCGCCTTGCCGCCCTCAAAGTTGTTCGAGTCAAAGGCCCGACGCGCCCGCCCCACATAGCTTTCCTTCGCCAGTCCAAACACCGCTTTAGTCCCTTGAACCTCGACATTGCCCACGAATCGACCCGCCCAGCTTTTGCCCATCAGTGCCAAATCATCCTTGGCTGATCGACTCAACTCCTTCATTTCCAAGAAAGGTTTCATCAGGCCGTCAGCCCTCGTTCTTGCTTCTTCCGCCCAGGATTCGGGAGCGTTGGGGTTTGCCGCCTGCCACTGTTGAAACTCAATCGCCGCCTGATCCATCGCCGCTTGAGCGGAATTGACAAGCCGCCTGTCTGTCGCCTCCTGCCGCTTCTGCGCCATCGCCCCCATCACACTCCCCGCCCGCATCACCGCATCCCCTACCGCCCCCAGCCCCCGCAAAGAATAGTCATTGCCATCAAGCGGCATCTGCCCTGCCCGACCCAGCGCCCCCACCGCCGCAATCTCCCGGCTACTGTCCACCGTAGGACGGCGCTCACGGTCAAGCACAGGCGCGGGAGCGGCATCGAGAGGGCCGGGAGCTTGGAGGCGTGGAATGATTGGCATAGTCTAAGAGGTTCCGAAACGATAAGCCGCATCACCCGCCCCACTGAAAAGCGTAGCGCCAGCCGCCCAAGCACCCTGTTCCCGCGCAAACGCCCCGCCTTGCCGCGTGATTTGAGAGGCCCGCATATTGCCGCGATACTCCGCACCCGCAGCCGCTTGTTGAAGTGATGCAGCCGCCACGCCTGAGTTGCGATCAAGAGTTGCGCCAGCCAGCGCCAGCCGCCCGCCCAGGCGTTCCATTTCCGCCTCCCTGAAGATCGTTCGCCGCTGAAGCTCCATCCCGTAAAACTGCTCTTCTTGGTCCTGCTGGATAGTTGCCGCTGTCTCAGCCAGCACATCAAGCGGGGTGCCGGTGGATTCAACCAGACCAGAGGCCGCGATGTTTGCCCGTTGCGTCCCTTGAAACCGGCTCATCTCTTCCCGGCGCTTGCGGAGGTTGACGCGATTGATACGATCCTGCCCAAGCTGGCCGTTCTCGATGCTCTTCGCGTTGTTCATCCGCGCCTGAGACTCAGCCGAACGAAGCATGAAATTCGCTTCCGCATCACGCTTGGCAAGGTTCGCCTGCGTCTGCATGGCGATCAACTGTGTCTTGGCGTTGCGCTCCATCTGGGAAGCGTTCATATCCGCCATGATTTGCTGATTCTTGCCCGACTGATAGGAAGAATAAGCACCGACGCCCGCGCCGATCACCGTTAAAACGAGAGCAGTCTCAAGCATTGGAAACCTCCCTCGTTGAAACCACCATTTGCACCAGCCCGCTTTGAGTCTCCGTAAAGCCCATACCCAGCGCCTTCCGCGCCAAGCAAGGGAACGTGTGACACACCAGCATCCCGTAATCATGCGCCTCTGCGATCTTCTTCACCGCCTCCACCAGAAACGCCACGCCCGCAACGATCACGCTAGGAGACTCCCAAGGCCGAGAGAACAGCCCCTCAAGGAAGGCCACGCCCACCCCCAGCGAGAGGTAAAGCTTGCAGAACACCAGCGGCCCCTTGTCGTCCTCCACCATGAACGCAGTAGGGGGAACGGTGCGAGGGTCGAAGGTTGCCCGACCATGCGCCATCGCCCACTTTTCAATCAGCGGGTAATCGTCAGGGGTTGCGTCTCGAATGGTCATAATCAATCGCCAAACACGTCCATTTTTAGCACAAGACCCGCCAGCGTGAAAGGCAAAGGTTTGGAGTCCTTAACGCAAACATTCATATCTTCCATCGTGCGGGAGGTGATGGCCGTTTCCACCATGCCCGTGAACAATCCTGACCCGTGCCGGTAGGGGAGCGTTTCAAACACACCGTCCAGGCCGTCAGCCACCTGTCCCGACCTCGAATCAATCACCCGCGCCCCGACCCGTGAAACCTTCAGCGTCCGCGCTTGGCTGGTGCCGTCTTGCATTGGGACATCCATCCGCATTGGCTGGAGAGTCGCTGTGTAGGGTAGGCCAACAATGACATTTGTTGCCGACGCGGTGAGAGTGAGAACCCCAGCCTCCGACACCACCGCCTCAAACGGCACACCATCCGCCAGCCCGACCACTGTCCGACCCTGCAAGTGAGCCACAGTAAAGGTTGTGTTGGGTCCAGTCAGACGGATAGCCGAGTCACAGAACAGCATGGTTTCCCACTCCGTCATGTCCCGCTCCATCGCCACAGGGTCCAGGCGTTCGATGTTCCGCGCCCCGTTCCGCTCCACCTCCAACCAGACTTCATCAGCGCCCGATCCGTAGATGATCGCAACGGATTCAACGATGCCGTCTGTCTCGTGGACGTGCCAACCAAACACGTTCTGTTCCGTCTCGTAGGTCATGCCGATAAGTTTGCCCTCCTCAGTCACCGCCCAGAGGATGCTTGTAGGGTTCGACATGAACGCCACTTGCCTGATTCCAGTGCCGGTGACGTGGGAGGCCAGAACAGTCAAATCAGCCACCGCCCAAGTGTCCGAGTCAGACCGAGGCGAAACCCGCCGCACCTTCTTCCCGCCCCGCTGAATCCACACCACCGACTCATTAACGAGTAAGGCCGGAAGGTAGGCGCTCCCAAAAGCGGACTGGCGCTTGAATACCGCGTCAGCCGCCGTGATGATTGGCCCCTCAGAAGTGACAAGCCACTCGTCACCCGCTGTTCCCATCAGCATATCCTTACCCTGAGAAGCCAGCCAGTGAATCGGGTGAGACTGGCCGCTGTGACCCGTGAAGCTCACCCCGCCATCGTCAAAGGTGGAACGCCTGAAGTTCTCGATGTCGTTAATGACGCTGCCCCACAGCCGGGAAGGTTGTTTCTTGGTGCCACCCCACCAGACCCGCGCCCCGTGTGCCACCACCGAACGAGGATAACCCTGATAGGCAGAGAACGCGCCCTCAGTCCAGAGGGCTGTTGGAGTCGTCGCGTGAACCGTCTGCACAATGTCGCAGACTGCGACGGTTGAACTAGTGATGCTCTTGATCTTCACCACGCCATACACTCGCGCATCCGCAGCTTCCAAAATGAATCGCGCAAGCGGGGTGCCGCTGCTTGTGCCGCCTGAGACAAGCCGAATCCGCAAGTTGGCCTCTTGATCCTCTGTCCCGTTGGCGATAATGTTCCGATCCTTGTCGCCAACCCAAGTCCGAATCACCTCCCAGCTTCCGTCTGGCCGCTCCCGCTCAAGGTGGACCGTTGATGTCCAGGTGCCATACGAGAACAAATCCCAGCTTCCGACCATGCGAACTTCACCACTCAACCTGTCACTACCCCACGATGAAATCGCCTTCACCTCCGCGTAAGCCGTGTCTCTTCGGTGAGCCAGTTGCCAGTAGCTCCCCACATGGCCTTCCTCAAACTTCGCCACAGAACAGGTGAGGTTCTTACCTGTCCCGGTGGTGTCGGACACTTCCAAGGTGACATCACTGCTTGCCGGATATTCCAGCCGGTTAATGCTCACCGTCGCATTAGGCCAAGCGTTGCCAGCCCAGAGGATGCGAGTCAGCTTTGCAGAGCCAGAAACTGCCGCGGGACTCACGGTGGTGAACTTCCCCGGCGTCAAAGTCAACGCCCCACCAGACACATCAGACCAACTCCCACTGATAAACTGCTGAATCTTCCCGCTAACGCCAGCAGGGACAGTTGTTGAGTTGGTCCCATCCACCTTGACGTTCCAGTCACCGATTGGAACACTGACGCTTGCCTTTGACACAGGCTGGGTCAATCCAAGGTCCACGGTGATGTGTGGCGATGGAGCGGGAAGAGGAAAGGCTGGAATCGGTGGACGAAGGACAGCTGATCCCGTCACACCGCTTCTTTGAGCGGTGACATTGATGCGATGCACTCCACTGGTTACCAACGTGAACACTGGCGAAACGTAGGTGGCAGCAGATCCAGTCCGAGTGTTGACGGTTGTCCACGCTGAACCTGTCCACCTCTCAAGAACTACTGTGTTTGTTCCAGTCCCACCGCTCCATGACACTTGGAAGGTGTCACCCGTGTAGGCTTGAGCCTCCTCCCAAATCTCACCCTTCACTTGCAGTAATTGAATCTCACTTGGAGGGATTGCTAAACCGGTGCGAAAATACTCATCAAGGAGCGGAGGATACAACCAAGGCACTTCCTCCAGCTTCCAGTTGGTGTCAGTCACCCGTGTGAGTTTGCGAGGCGGGTGATTGGCATGGGCCAAATAGACAACATCGTTGATCTGTGTTGTCTGCACCTCCTCAGTTTCATCGGCGGTGTAGGGCCATGCAACAGGAGCATCCAGTGTTACCAGCGCCCCGTTGCTCCACACCCGCAGCCCCACAGGGTTTGCCTCCAACATGAAGGTGGTGGTGGTCGAGAAGTTGAACGGGATCAAGTGTGACCTCACCGCTGCATCAGCATTTGACCCGATGAACCCCATCCCTGGACGTTTGCTAGCTGGACCGTGAACATCCAACATGAAGTTGCGAAGCTTCCGGCAACCCGTCGCCACCTTCTCCACGCCGAAGCGTTGCCCCATCGACTCGGACAGTTCGCCCGCGTTGAATGACTGAAGGTGAAGCTTAATTTGTGACATGGTAGCCGCGCCCTAATCGTGCTTGAATGGCGAGGCTATTCATGGGCCGTAACCCCTTACGACGACGCGCCTCGTTTGCATCGACCCGACGAGCCAAGGGAGCCGTCACCCGCTCGTATTGCGCCAGCAGTTGCTCGGTCTTGCTTGTCGAACCCCGAATGACTTCAGAGAGCTTGACCGCCAGCTTGAGAACCAGTGCTTGAACAAAGATCGGGTCAAAGTCTGCCACATCATCCGGCGCGGCCAGATAGACCAACCGGCATTCCTCGTCATTGGTCAGCAGCTTGCGCCCCTCGATCAACCACGGGTTTGTTCCGTCCCCGTCCTCGCTGTCGTTGACCTCAAGCACCCGAAGGCAATCACTGGGGAGTGTGTATTGGTAGGTCCAGCCAAACGCAGGGAGAAGACGGTATGTGCCAGCGACGGTTGATGCGGAGTAAGCCGAGCCGTCCAACTTGAACACGCTCGAACTGGTGACAGTGATCGTCCACACCCCGTCAGAGGTCGTGCTTCCGTCGATCTCCACACGGTCCCCTGTCGTCAGTCCGTGACCGGCTTTAGTGACGGCCACCAGTCCAGAAGCATCGGCAACGCTGGTGATGGTGACAAGGTTCAGGCTGAGAGCGGCCCGCTTGCTGGCGAAGTTCCAGCGGTGGCTTCTCAGCACTTCATCGCGTGTCGGTTCCCAGTTGGAGGAACAGGCACGGGATGCAGTGGTGTCGTCCGTCAGACTCAGAACTGATGCCTCACCCAGGTGGGAGAGTGCCAGATTGCAGATCTCAAGGACGGATTGTGCCATGATACAAAAAAGGCGACCTGCCCCACCAGAAGCAGGACAGGTCACCTGTTAGGGGTTAGCAGCCCCGACCCCGCTTGTAAGCCAGCGTGAAGTAAAGAGTCACGCCCGCAGTCGGGGAGGTTGAGGTCATCACCGTGGCATACACCACAGCATTGCCGCTGCCGGTGTCAGCCACCAGCGGAGTCGCAGCGAGCCACGCGGGAGCCGTGTGAGCCGCAGCGCAGAACTCAACCTTGCCAGCAGCAGTCAGCGCCACACCATCGCCCCAGCCATCCGTGTTAGCTGCGGTCCCAACGTCCACCGTGAAGGCGGTGCCGGGGTCGGCGTCACAGGTAATGCTGGACATTTGCGGGACTGGAATGCAGCCGGCGGGGAGGATGCACAGGTTGATGATGTCGTTGGCCGCTTCATCCGTGCCGCTCGTCAGAACGTAAGGGATGGTTGCAAACTCAATCTCGCCACTGGCAACATTGGAGGGAGCCGCGACAGAAGTATTGGCGCGGGTAGGGACTTGAAGCGCGTAGTGCGCGGTATCGAATGTGGGCATAAGTCAGTTTCCTTTCAGTGATGGGTTGGGTTAGGATTCGGTACATTCGATGCTCACAACGCCCTCGTCATAGACGCGGGTTGCGCCAAGGTGCCAGACCGAGCGGATTTGAGTCGCGCCCGAGAGGTCATCCCGTGTGCTGATCTTGCTCGTCATCGCGCCTTTGGTCCGTTTGATCGCGCCCTTCACCCAGGCAACGCAAGTGCGGGTGGTGGAGACTTTGCGGAGGTAGTTGGACTTGATGAACTTGAAGCCCATGAAGGTATCAATCTGGCCGGTTGCCAACGCCTTGACAGTGTTGTAATCAGCGTTCTTGATTTCCGTGGTGTTCAGCAGGTTCGTGAGTTGCTGGGGAGAAACCACCATGACGCGAGGAGCGCCGTCCTCAAGGTCAGCGCCTTCAAGGATTTCGTTGGCTTCAAGCAGCTTCGCCAGCGTCAAGCCGGTGGAACCGTGGACAATCTTTTGATCGCTGCCCAGCGCCGTCGCCGTTGTGCCAAGCTTGCCAGTGATACAATCGTCAATGGCAGCAGCCCAAGCGATGCGGTCACAGTCACGATGGTAGGCCATCGCGTGAGACTTCACATAGTCGGAGGTTGGCAGGACCAGCTGGCCCAGGTTCTTCGCATCGTCCTCGTCGAGAATGTTCGGGATGTCGAACGTGCGGCGGAAGGCCCAGCGCGAATCCGAACCGACCTCAATCGGGTTGGTTGGCGCGATGCGTTCCGTTTTCTCGCGGGAGGTTTGAGCAGCGAGACGGTCATAGCGCTTGCGCTCACCGTCAAACATCTCGTCCTCAACGAAAGCGTCAAGGCGAGCCGACATTTGCTGGACTCGATGAATCCAGTTGGAGGAAAACTCCGTTGTGAAATGGTCAGAAATATCAGACATAATTTTGAATGGGTTAAGATTTCAAGCCATCGGCTTCCCAGCCTTCAGGCGGAATCTCCCATTCGGATAATCACGGTATCGGGTCGCGAATGTGGGCGGAGTGTCAGGGTGGATAATCCTCGCGGGTCCGCTGACGATTACAGTTTCTACGGAGTCCTTAACACTGTCAATGAAAATCTTTCACACCCGCAGCCCCGACACCAGCCGCGCCTTCATCCCCTTGCGCTTCCGGTCCTTGCCATCAAGATCATACCAGTCTGGGCGGGGTTCCGCCGCCGTGTGCGTGAATTTGAACAGCGCCGAACGGTGAGCCTCCGCCATCGTCCGCAGCGCGTCGGCGGTATGGCTTGACCAGTCGTGAACCAACTCGCCCACCTGAAGGCCGCTCTTGCGCGTGTGGTAGCACGCCAGGGTTTCCAACGCCTTCGTTACTTCTGGAGACGCCCGAAACGCCAGCGTGTTGAACATCTGCAACAGGTGATTGATGCCGATCCATTCCGTGTGGCAACGTGGAACCGCCGTCACCCCCGGCAGTAGCGGCAGAAGCTCAGACATCACCGTTGTCCCGCTTCGGCTCGTTTGGGCCGCGTCATGGGGAACGAAGTGCTTGCCGTAGGCGTAGCCCTTGGCTCGCATCATCCCCGCCCGCTCCACCAACGTCCCGTCAAAGTGCTGATCCACGTCCACAATCCGAATCTCCCGCCCCACCGCCTGCCAATACCAGACGACGGTATTTGCTGGCGCTCCCAAGTCCCAGGAGGTATTCACCAACACATTCCCGTCAATCGGCATCGGGCAGATACGCCCCTCAGTCCTCGCCCGCTCAATAGCCTCTGCATACACGCTGCCCTCAATCGGTGCCGTCCAGCACTCATCAAGGAACGTGGGGTTCTCCCGCTGCATGAAGATACCCAACACCCGCCGTTCTGCCGCCCACCACCGCCGCTGCTCGTCACTCAGGCGCACACCAGCCGACACCAGCCGCGCCTCAATCTTTGCAAAGTAGGCCGCGCTCTCCGCATCATGGGCCGCTGTTGCGCTCACGTTGCGCGGATCCACCCACCAAGGAGTAAAGTCCACCCGCCAGTCAGACGCCGTGCCGTTCAGTGATGGCTCGATGATGTCCCACAGCTTGCCGCCCTTGCCGCCCTTCCATGTCGTCTCAACCACAATCACACCATGCCGAGCAGCAGGAAAAGCCCCTGTAACGATTTCCTCCGCCCGCGCCTCGTCCTCGAACTGAATGACGCCCAACTCAGAGCACCACAGAAAGTCAGCCGAGCCGCCCCGAAACTTTGTCCCCGCGTAGAAGGTCGAAACCCCGTCACCCTCCGTCTCCTCGTCAATGTCCAGGTCCACAGCTAGCTCACTGTCATTCTCCTTCAGCGTCTTCACCGGCCACGACTCCCGCAGCGAGGCCAGCGCCACCTTCACAATGCCGTTCATCTTCTTGGCTGAGTCGTCGCCCGTCTGGTCAATGAGCGAGGCTGTGAAGCTTTTGCGGAACCCCAGGCAGTCCGCAATGAATACGCCGATGCAGGTCGAGAAGCCCAGCCGCCGAGACTTGAGCTTCACCATCCGCCGCAACGCCACGCCCCCCGTCTTGACCGCCTCCACCGCCCCCAGCAAGTCACCGAGAAGCGCCACCTGTTCCGGCCTTGGTTCAAACGGGATGATGCCCCGCCCATCCGCCGTCTTGATCTTGTAAATCTCCCCGCTCGTCAGCCTCCACATCGGGTCAGATAGGCGAGACTCCAACAGCGCAAAGTCCTCCTCAGTCATCGCCGCAGCCTCCCCAGCAGCATCGCCAGCGCCCCCGCTCCTTTTGCCTCGCTCCCGTCCCCGGCGAGATCGTTATCGAGTCGGATCGCCCCCAGCTTGTCCGGCATCTTGTATTTCGTGGTGTCGGGCGTGTCGGTGAACTCTTGGCAAAGGTCACTCGTCCTATTGACTTCACCGATTGGAGTCCTCATTACACGGGCCAAAAACTCCCGCTTCTCCTTGATGGTTAAAACGGTATCGGTTGCCGCCTGTTTTTGCAACCACTCCACTCTTGCCGCCACGTTGACTTTCTTTGACAACCTAGTTGCACTAGCGGGAGACTCCTTGTAGCCCGCCAGCACATAGGCCGCGCTCACTCCCGTGCCCTTCGCCAATAGGCACGCAAACCGCTCATGTTGCGCGTCGGGTAATGGTTCAGCGGGGTTCATGTTGGAGAGCTTAACACACGCTTCGGAATTGCCAACCTCTTCCGTAACCCACTCAAGAGCTTGTCCCATCCCATCACGCGCCTTGTCTCATCACCGCCAGCAACCCGCGCCGTGACTCCAATATTGTTCGACCTCGGCCCTTGGTCAATCACCCACTTTCTGACCGTCCCGTCTATCGCGTGCCAGGTCAGCACTCCCAGCGGCCTCCCTTCAGGAACTCGTTGCGGTTCCTCGTCAACCTCGCCGGATTGCATTCGCTCAATGCGCTTCCGTGCTTTCGCCGCATGAGCCAGTTTTGAGCGTTCCGGCGTCCAGCTTCCAGTAGTTCTTGGGCGGGATTTGCGTCTAATTCTCATGCGGTTGTGTTATTGCGTTGTTCGGCTCAATATCCGGCACGCGGAGCCAGTGAGTTGTCGGGAAGGATTCAGGTCCAGCGTTGCGCCAGAATCGTCCTCGGGCATACATTCCATATTCAGGCGCTCTGACTCCCGCGTAGGTGTGCAGCACCCATTCCCCTTCTTCGGGAGTTGCTTGCTTCGGAGTCGCCCAAGCCGAACAAGGGCACTGCACCACAACGCCTATGGCGTTGCTGTCCTGCGTGTTTTCGATGTCTGATTTCGCCATAGTCGTGTGTGAGTTTAGACGTTCGGTGGAATTGGAATATGCAT